TCTTTTTGTTGGTCAGGATATAAATCCTTGAACTCGATAAAGTCTGCTTCTTGGCAGCAAACTATTTTGTTTCCCTTGATTGTCAAACAATAAGGGCAATAGTGGATGTCTGAGAAATGTTCAGAATACTGTACAAATACTGATTTCATGTGAGACTCTCGAAAGCCATTTCCCACAGAACATCACCCGCCAGATCGGTGAGCTTGTTTAACTCATCTTCTGTCAATCTTGTTCCATCTTCGTAATATCCATCTGAGAAGTAAGCATCACAGAAATCTGGATAATCTTCGCTAACCACTCCATCTACTTCTAGGTCAACGACCTTTTTTCCATTAAGAATCGGCATATTCACTCCTGTTTGTTTATCAAAGTTGTCCGTTTTTGCAATTCGTCCCTGGTTGCTGAGATCAACCCACATTGGGCGCAAGTTTCGATGGCATTGCAACTGTTTAGCATGATGGACTTCACGCTTAAGGATGCCCAACACCGATAATGTGCCACACCTTTTTAGCCTTTTATATAGGGGTTTTCCCTACTTCCACAAAGTTTTTTCTATGCTAATCTAAAAAGACTTGTCCTATTAGTAAATAGCCCTTCCTACTCTTCCTTCCTCTTATGAAAACTGAAATACTTGAACAAAGATGCTCTGAAGCCTTGTGTGGGTACGCCCAAACGATGGCAGGAGCTTATACAACCGAACCAGAGGACTTTGATGCGGCTGTAACAGCTTTGCTTGCCAGAACGCTAGAACTTCATCTAAACCGACCAATCAACCTGGAGAACCTATACAAATGACTCAAGAATCAGTTATTCAAGCATTGCAGAATGGATCGCTAACTTCTTACCAAATAGAACAGTTAACTGGCATCCCTAGATTGCATATCGTGGCTGCTTGCAAACATCTGCACCATAAGAAAAGAATCACTGTTGAAAAGATTAAGTTGGGTAGGTCATGGGTTTGTAAGTACACCTTAGAACCCCACATGATTGAGGCTAAACCAGTAGAAGAGACTCGTGACCTGCTAACCCCGTTTGACATCAGAAACGCTCGTGGCATCTTTTCTAAGTCTGAGTATGCTTCTATGAACAACCAAGCTATTCGTTTGTTTGGCAGAAAAACAACTAACGAAATCACAAATAATCAATTTATTTGATACAATGTTTTGAAACACGGCTAAGTACGAAGTCATGAGCGTACTGAAAAGCGAACTCCCCGCCTGCCGCAGTTTCTTTCTGGGAGATTTGCGGAGAAGTGCCATGCACTATTACAAATTTAACATTGCGGATTATCGTAAAGATACTGGTCATTTATCAACCATTGAACATGGCATCTATCGCCAGTTGATTGATTGGTACTACCTTGATGAACAACCCATTCCAGAGGAAAACCAAGTGGTTATCAGGCGGTTACGTTTGGGTTCTGATGAGGTTACTTTTCTTCAAAATATATTGTCAGATTTCTTCGTTCTAGGCAAAACAGGATACAAACACAAACGCATAGAAGTTGAGATCAAGGATTATCATGAGCAAGTTGAGAAAAACAAGAACAATGGGAAGCTAGGCGGCAGACCAAAGAAAACCCAGTCGGTTATTTCTGGGTTGCCAGATGAAAGCCAAAATAACCCTAACCATAAACCACTAACCATTAACCATAAACCAATTAAAGAGAACAAGAGAGGCTCACGCCTCCCTCAAGATTGGTTTCTTACAAAAGCAATGGGAGATTGGGCTACTCAGGAAAGACCAGACTTAGATGTTCGTCAGGTTGCTGAACAGTTCAAAGATTATTGGGTTGCCCAAGCTGGTCAAAAAGGTGTCAAGTTGGATTGGGATGCAACATGGCGCAATTGGATACGCAACACCAAAGCTGTAAAACCAAATCCCTATGACGTTGGGAGGCTCACAGTTCCGAGCAGTAATGAGCTTGACCCTGCTTTGCTGAAGATTGAAGAAGACGCAAAAAAAGCCGCACCTATTCCGCTTGCAGTATTGGCAAAGATGGCAGAGTTGCGGAGAAAAGCATGATCCACTATCACGGCTTACCAATAACTCCTGCCACAGTAGCAGTCAAAGCAATAGAAGGTGGTCATGCGTTTGTTTCGTTTGCTCATTCTGACCAGCTTGCATCAGCTATCGAGGTCTGTCAGTCCTTTGCCATAGACAATGGAGCATTCTCCGCTTGGAGACAGGGTAAACCAATTACTGATTGGCAACCCTTCTACGATTGGTCACTAGACCTGAAAAAAGTCCCTTCTTGCGACTTTGCCGTTATTCCCGATGTGATTGATGGAAACGAGGCAGACAACGATGCCCTGCTGAAAGACTGCCCATTACCTAAGTGGTTTGGCGCACCAGTTTGGCATATGCACGAATCCCTTGAGAGACTAGAACAACTGGCAAACACCTATGTTCGGGTCTGCATTGGCAGTTCTGGAGAGTTTTCTACAGTAGGGACATCTCTTTGGTGGGTCAAGATGAGCCAGGCAATGCGGGTTATTTGTGATGACATGGGAAGACCTGCTTGCAAACTGCATGGTTTAAGGATGCTAGACCCTGCAATCTTTACCAAACTACCATTTTCATCAGCCGATAGCACCAATATCGGTAGGAATGTGGGCATTGATGTGCATTGGAAGCATGGCAATTATTTGCCGCCAACCAAAGAAGCAAGAGCGCAAATCATGCGTTCTAGGATCGAGGCATTTAATGCCCCTTCTAAATGGAATTTTTATCAACCAATGGAACAGGAAACACTTTTATGATTTTTGCTTTAATTATTTATGCCGTGGCAATGACCTTGGCAAACCTTTTGGTGGCAACCTTTGGCCCATCGATTAGCCCAATAAACGCCTTTTTCCTAATCGGACTTGATTTGACATTGAGAGATTGGCTTCATGTTCGCCTGAAAACTTGGCAAATGGGATGCTTGATTGTCGGTACTGGTGGGTTAACTTATCTGCTAAACCCTGCCGCAGGAATGATTGCAGTAGCTTCTGCCGTTGCGTTCTTGGTTGCCGCTTTAGTTGATTGGGCGGTATTTATGAGAACAACAGGCTCATGGATTAAAAGAGCAAATGTTTCAAATACTGCTGGCGCTGCGGTAGATTCGTTATTGTTCCCAACCATTGCATTTGGCGTTTTGATGCCTGAAATTGTGGCGCTTCAGTTTATTGCCAAGGTTTCTGGTGGTGCAGTTTGGTCTTATGTCTTAGAAAAGAAACTAAAGCATGAACTACTTTGAAGCAATGAAACTATTGGATAAGGTGCGTGAGGGCGTACCATTTCCGATACACCTGATAAACAAAGCACTGGAGTTAACTGGTGACTTGGAGCAGACGTAATATCCAAGGCCCAAGTGATAGGGTGATCCTAGAGCAAGCAGAGGCTAGGGAACTCTATCGCAACTGGGAGTCATCAAAAAATCGTGACCTAATCAGGGCGAGACTTGAGAGGGCAGAGCGAATTTATGGAACTGGTGCTAGAGACAGAATCCGAGCTTATATGGCGCAAATGAGAGAAGGACAACTTCTATGACTTTTATGGTGATGTACACAGTTTACGGGGAAGCTATTGGCAAACAAAGGCCAAGATTCGTTAGGCGGGGAAACCATGTTTCCACTTACACCCCCGAGAAAACAAAGACTTACGAAGATGAAATTCGTTACATGGCTAAGTGTGCAATGGGCGCATCTCCACCCTTGGAGACCCCTGTAACAGTCGCAATTTACATCAGGGTAGAGATACCCAAGAGCTTCTCAAAACAGAAGCGAAAAGATGCCCTCGAAGGAATACTCAAGCCAACAAAGAAGCCCGACATTGACAATATTGCCAAGAGCCACCTCGACGCAATCCAAGGCGGGATCATTATTTTGGATGACAAACAAGTGGTGAACCTACACGTTACGAAGGTTTATGCTGAGATCGGTGCAGTAGAAGTTATGGTCAAGGAAGATTTGGTCTAAGGGTATATCCCTATTCAAAACATTCCATAAAAGGAATAACATTTAATTTTTAACAGGAGTCCAG